GGATACAATCTGACCTCGAAAGAGCCAAAATTGAGCTCAGAGAAGCAAATGAAGCACAAAATGCAGAAGCGATTACAGTCGCTACAGAAAATCTATCTAGAGCAGCCGCTGAAGCTGAAAACTTTAGAAGGTTATCTGCACAACAACAGCTTAGAGAAGAAAGTGAAGAAAAAGTTGAGACTGAGTACACTGCTCCACAGCAGTATTCACAACCTCAACCACAACCTGACCCTAAAGCTGAAGAATGGGCTTCTAAAAACAAATGGTTCGGAGAAGACCAAACCATGACGTTTACTGCTTTCGGATTACATAAAGAATTAGTGGATTCAGGTGTTGACCCACAATCTGATGAATATTATGAAAAAATAGATTCAGGTATGAGAGATATCTATCCAAACAAGTTTTCAGAAGAGCAACCTAAACCCGTGCAACAAGTTGCCGCCTCTAGCAGAGGTGCTAGTGGCAGAAAAGCGTCACGCAAGGTCAAGCTGACACCGAGTCAAGTAGCAATAGCTAAAAGACTTAATGTTCCGCTTGAAGAATATGCTAAACATATAGAAAAAGGAGTATAAAATGACAGATGATATTAAAAACCCAGAAGTCAGCCCAGAGCGAAACTCACGTTCTGCAGAGACACGAGAATCTCAAACTCGCAGAAGACCTTGGCAACCCCCGTCCATGTTGGACGCACCCGAAGCACCTCCTGGATATCAATTCAGGTGGATTCGTGAATCTACAAGAGGAAGCGACGATAAATCTAATATGTCTAAACGTATTAGAGAAGGATATGAACCTGTGAGAGCAGAAGATTATCCTAATTTTGAAGCACCTACCGTAGAGAACGGAGCTAATAAAGGAGTAATAGGAGTTGGAGGTTTAATACTTGCAAAAGTTCCAGTCGAAACTGCAGACGAGCGTAACGCTTACTTTAATAGTCAAGCCAGAGACGCTATGAGCGGTGTAGACCAAAACTTCTTGCGAGAAAGCGACCCTAAAATGCCTTTGAAAGATAGTGATATCCAAAGGTCATCTAAAGTCGCATTTGGTAGTAGGAAAAATTCCGAAAGTGATTAATTTGTATTTATTATAAAGAGGTAAAAAAATGGCAAATACAGACGCACCTAATGGATTTACTCCCGCATATCACATCTATGGTGGTACTATCAGACCTGCTGAAATGAGAATAGCTAGTGGATATAACACTTCTATTTTTAGCGGTGACGTGGTAACTTTATCAAGCGGCTATGTTGAACAAGCAGGAGCCACTGATACACCTATAGGTGTTTTTTACGGAGTATTCTTTACAGCAACGGATGGAACTCCTACGTTTTCTAAAGTATGGACAGGAAGCACAGCTACTCAAGGTAGTGCTGACGCCAAAGCTCTTGTATACAATGACCCTGGAATCGTATACGAAGCTCAATTTACAGCGGGAACTCCTGCAGTAAGTTTTATTGGTAACAAATACACTTTATCAACTACTGCTGGTAGTACATTAAACGGCAGAAGTAAAGAAGGTGTAACAGCAACTACTTCAAGTGGTGTAGCTTTATGTGTAGGGTTTAATCTAGCACCAAGCAACTCAATAGGAGCTAATGCTAGAGCTTACTTTACTTTCCCAACTAACACATTTGCAGTCTAATTAGGAGGACATCATGGCAATAAATAGAGCCCAACTCGTAAAAGAGTTAGTTCCTGGTCTACATGCTCTCTTTGGATTAGAGTATGACCGTTATGAAAACCAACACGAAGCTATCTTCGACACAGAAAACTCTGATAGAGCTTTTGAAGAAGAAGTTATGCTTTCTGGTTTTGGTCAAGCAACCGTAAAAGGTGAAGGTGCAGCTGTTAGTTATGATACTGCTCAGGAAGCGTGGACCAGTCGTTACACACATGAAACAGTAGCATTAGCTTTTGCATTGACAGAAGAAGCTATCGAAGATAATCTCTACGATACTCTTTCTTCCAGATACACAAGAGCTTTAGCTAGGTCAATGTCAACAACTAAACAAGTAAAAGCAGCTAACGTATTAAACAATGCGTTTAGTTCTTCTTTTGTTGGTGGTGACGGAAAAGAACTGTGTGCAACAGACCATCCAACAGTTGGTGCAGGTGATTTGAGAAATGAACTTGCAACAGCAGCAGACCTTAACGAAACTTCTTTAGAACAAGCATTGATTGACATTGCTGATTTTAAAGATGAAAGAGGATTAAAGGTTAATGCACAAGCAGTAAGACTAATAATTCCACCTGCTCTACAATTCGTAGCAGACAGACTAATGGAATCTCAAGGTCGTGTCGGAACTTCAGATAATGACATCAACGCTATTAGAAATCTAGGAATGATTTCTGGTGGTTATACTGTCAACAATTATCTAACTGACACAGACGCTTTCTTCATTAAAACTGATGTTCCTAACGGATTAAAACATTTCGTTAGAACTCCAGTTTCAACCAGCATGGAAGGAGACTTCGAAACTGGTAATGTAAGATACAAAGCTAGAGAACGTTACAGTTTTGGTTTCAGTGACTGGAGAGGAATCTTCGGCTCACCTGGAGCTTAATCTTAAACGATTAGTAGGAAGGGGAACTTCGGTTCCCCTTTCTTTTTGGTAAAAAACAAGATAGACTTTACCAAACTAGGTAATAACTTATTCTATAGACTGACCTAGCAGACAAGCCAAGACTATAGAGTATTTTTCTTTTAGGAGGAAAAAATGGCAAAATCAACATTTTCAGGTCCAGTAAGGTCACTTGCTGGTTTTATTTCCGCAGGAAATGCAAACGCAGTTAGCTTAACAGCTGACACAACTTTAACAGTAGACGCTCACGCAGGTAAAATCTTGTTGTGTAACGACGCTGACGGTAAATTCACTTTACCTAGTATCGTAGCAACAGCTCCTGGACGTGATGACGACCCAAACCAAACTAATAACTTAGGTGCTACTTTTACTTTCGTAGTAGAAACAGCAGCTACTGATTTAGATATATTGACCGACGGAACAGATAAATTCGTTGGAGGGTTATACACAGGTGTAAATAATGCAACTGGAAAAACTTTTATATCTGGAGCAACTAATGATGTTATTACTTTAAACGGTACTACTAAAGGTGGTCTTGCAGGAAGTATAATAACAGTAACAGCTATAGCTTCTGCTAAATATGCCGTAGAAGGTATTACTTTAGGTTCAGGAACTTTAGTTACTCCATTTGCTGACGCGTAATAATTTAGGAGCTTAAAATGCATTCATCAGATGTAAAAGTAACAGTCCCTTTAACGAGTTCAGGACAACTTCAAGGATATATAGGTAGTGGTGCAGGTAGTGCCACAAACTTAGGTCCTATAAGAATTAAGTCCATTCAAGCTCAAACAAGTGCGGCTGACGCTAGTATAAAAATATATGATGGCACTAGTGCTTCTGGAACTAAATTATTAATAGAGTTTAAATTTGGTAGTGCGGCAAATGAATCATTTGACCAAAGATTACCAAGCGACGGAGTTAGATTTAGTACTGGAGCTTATGTCGTATTAGCAAACTGCGACTTTTTTGTAGCATACGTTTCTTAATATGGCAACTTCTGGAACTAGAGCATTTAGTTTAGATGTAGCAACCGCTATCGAAGAGGCTTACGAACTTGCAGGTATGGAAGTTCGTACCTCTTACGACGCGGTTACTGCACGACGTTCAATGAATATAATGTTTGCCGATTGGTCAAACAGAGGTATTCAAATGTGGGAAGTATCTAAAGTTACCCAAGACTTAACACAAGGTACTAATGAATACACAATAAACTCATATGACATAGATATATTAGACGCTTATATCAGTAAAACTGAAAACGGAGTAACAACCGACCATAATATGGAGCGTATAGATAGAAACGAATATATTAGAATACCACAAAAATCAACTCAAGCTAGACCAACACAGTTTTGGTTAGAAAGAGTTAAAACACCAGTAATACACATTTATCCAACACCAGAGAATTCAACCGACAAACTCATTTACTATGTTTGGAGAAGAATAGAAGATTCTACCGCTTCTGTGAATGATGTAGATATACCAAGTAGATTTATGCCTTGTTTAGCTTCTGGGTTAGCATATTATTTATGTCTAAAAAAGAACGTACAAAAAGCACCTTTAATAAAACAACAATATGAACAAGATTTACAGAATGCCTTAAAATATGACGAAGATAGGTCTTCTGTTAGGATAGTACCGAAACAACAATATATCTAATGGCTTACGCTTCTGGTAAATATGCAAAATTTATATGCGATACCTGTGGCTTTGCATACCCATACACAACAGCAAAAGTAACTTGGAAAGGCAACAGAGTTTGTGAAGAATGTTACGAGCCTAAACACCCACAAAATGACCCTCCGTTTTTAACAGTAGATTCAGAGGCATTATTCCAACCCAGAACCGAAGTATCTTTACCTCAAGCACAGTTAGGTAGAGTTTTTACGGATAATCCAGGAAATGTCAACCCTAATGAAGATTTAATAGGAACTAAATTTTCTTTATTCGCTGTAACAAGCTCTGTCGGTAATCTAATCGTTTCTGTAGCAGATGGAAGTCAAACAGTAAGCACTAATTCTTTTTTACTTTCTTCAAGTTTAGGTAGTATTGTAGTAAGTGGGGATATAGATTCCACTTATCAAGTAACGGGACAAGCTGGTACATCTAGTTTAGGAACACCTACTATTAATACTAATTACACAGAATATGCGGTTACTGTAGCCTCTTATTCAGGAGCAAACAGATACTACATAGATGGAGTTGTATATCCTACTTTAAATTTGTCTGAAGGTAGTATATACAGATTCGACCAATCTGATTCATCTAATTCTGGACATCCATTAAGATTTTCCACTACTTCTAATGGTAGTCATGGCGGAGGCACAGAATATACAACAGGAGTCACTACTAATGGAACCCCTGGAAGTTCAGGAGCTTATACACAAATAACTGTTGCGGTAGGAGCCCCAACGCTTTATTATTATTGTACAAATCATTCTGGTATGGGAGGACAAGCTAATACTCCATAATCAGAGTATAATTTAATTATGAGTTTTACTTACGCACAATTAAAAACAGCTATTCAGGATTACTCTGATTATTCTGAAACTTCTTTCGTAAATAACTTAGATAATTTTATAAAAACAGCGGAAGAACGAATTTTAAAAACTGTGCAATTACCTGTTTTTAGAAAAAATGTAACAGGTACAGCTACTGCGAGTAATACTTATTTATCGACCCCTACTGATTTTTTATCACCTTATAGTTTAGCTGTAATAGATTCAAGTAATAATTATAATTACTTATTGTTAAAACACGTTTCGTTTATAAGGGATTATACTCCAAACGCAAGTACTACTGGAGAACCCCTTTACTATGGATTATTTGATGATAATACTTTTATTTTAGCTCCAACCCCTAATTCTAATTACACATTCGAGCTACATTACTATTATAGACCCGCTTCTGTAACTTCATTAGCTTCGGACGGTAAAAGTTGGCTTTCAGATAATGCTCCTAATGCTTTGCTGTACGGTGCATTAGTTGAAGCAGCAGTATATATGAAACAAGACCCTAATACGATAGGATTATACGAAAGTAAATTTCAAGAAGCATTAGTTTTATTAAAATCTTTAGGAGAGTTTAAGAATATGAGAGATGAATCTAGAAACGATAGTATAAAATTAACACCACCAGTAAAACAATCAAATGTTTGAGATAGAGGTAAAAAGTAATATAGGAGATATTTCTGTAGCTACTGAAAATAACAAAGGACATTCTTCAGATTATTGGGCTCAAAGATGTGCCGATAAAATCTGCGGTATTTCTGAAAGTGCTACACCTGAAGTTAGGCAACAAGCTGAAGCGTTCAAGGTAGCTATTTATCAGACAATACTTTATTATATGAACCAAGCTATCACCAGTGATAGAACAACTGTAACCCAGATGTTAAATAAACAAGGTCATGGTGATTTAGCTAA